CAGCCATATTATTCAAACCAGAAGCATTCGCCAGAGTTTCATTGAGCTGCTGACCAATAGCAGCAACCATAGCAACACCGTTCTCAAGTTCTTCTCTTGCTTTTGAAAGCATACGCTCTTCAGCACAGAAACGCATCTGCTTCATATAATCCAGTTTTTCTACTGTCATGCCACGCAGCTCGGCAACCAATGCTTGAAATGCGTTATCTTTAACATTATGAATCAGATTAATAGCCTTGCACAATTCATAAGTCTTTTCAATATCAACAACTGTTGTTTTACTTTCATCATCTAACTCAATTTCACGCTCAAATACAGGAACATTAGTTGTCATCTGAAGTAAAGTAATCATAAAAACAGGATCGAGATATTGAGGAATGAAATCACCATCCGCAT